TATACCATTTTTATTATTGTTGTATCGTGATAAAGTTTCAGGCGTAATCCCAAAATACTTGCCTATGTTTCTATTTGTTGGCTTCATTAATGAGAAACCGTTACAAAGAAAGTATTTAACTCGATATTATCACTAATAATATATTTTTTAAATTCTTTTTTATATTCATTAATCATTCCTATTCTCTTTAAGCTTTCTATTCTTCCAGTTTTTGCTATTATTTTAATTTGTCTTTCTATTGCCATTTTAATTTCCTTTTGTTGTTTTGATATAAGAAGTATACACCAATAAACTTTATTATAGATTAACTAATTGATTATATGTTAAGTTATTGAAAAGAATTTGATTATATGAAGTTTATTAGTCTGAAAATGTTAGCCTGATAAAATTAATTATCAGACTGTTTTAGCTAAAAGGGTATCTCTTCCTCGTAAGGTTCAGTTCCACTATCTTCTGACTGTTGCTGTTGTGGAGCATTGTAATTTTGTTGCGATTGTTGGTTATTTTGCTCTTTAGGAGTATTATAAGTATTTCCAGTATTTGTATCTGAAGAATCAGATTTACCATCTAAAAATTTAAATTCTGTAACATTAAGTGCATGTCTACTTCTATTTGTTCCATCTTGAGCTTTCCATTGTTGAAAAACTAATCTACCTTCAAGCATAACCTTGGAACCTTTACGCACATATTGATTAAAGATTTCTCCACCTTTCCCAAATATAGAAAAATCTAGAAAACAAACTTCCTCTTTTTGTTCTCCGTTTTGCATCTTATATTTGTGGCTAGTTGCTATTGCTCCATTTGCTATAGCACTACCACTTGGAAGATATTTTAATTCAATATCTCTCGTAAGGTTTCCAATCATTATTATTTTATTATACATTTTATTTGTCCTCTTTTACTGTTATTTTCAATTTAACTTCATAATTATCTATAATTATATTAAGCCGCCGCATTTCTGAATCTTGCACTTTTAATTGAGATTCGTACATATTAGATAGTTTTTGGATTACTCTGTTTTTTAGAGATATTACTTCTTTTAATTCTTTTTTATTCATTTTCTTTATCCTTTTTTATTCTTATTTCTACTCGTGGATTTTCTTTATCATAAAAAAAATCGTAAGCACCAGCTATATATTTATCGTTTAATGGCTTTTGCTTCAGTATTCCCAGTGTGGAATAAGTCTTGCTATTTTCTCTATATCTTTATAATCGTGTATCTGATTGTAGTTAAAACCTATTTCTATCAAAATATTAATATCTTTTTTGGATAATCCTTGTTTTACAAAAGCCATTTTCCCAAATTCTTGAGGAAAATATTTTTTAAACCTTTTTAACTTTGTGACACTTCCAGGGTCAAGCCATCCTTTAAATTCTATGTACTTATCTTCTTTTTCTATATAGAAGTCAGGAGTATATGAAACATTCCCTCTTCTTATTCCCTCGAATATAAACATCTTCGACTCGTATTTAAACTCCACTTTTGAAAACTTTAAAAATCTTGCATAGTTTGCTTCAGCTTTACTTCTGAAAAAGACATTATTTAGGTCTTCTCTTTTACCGCTCTTGGTTCTGCTGTAAGGATTTGTTGAATTTTTCAATGGATTAAGAGTTCCATTTTTTATTTTTGATTGTAGTATTTTTTCTGAACGATTTTTTAACTTTTCTGGTGTCATTTCTTCCCATCCTTTCTTTGATGATTCACTTAATTTCTCTTTAGTTTCTTTACTGTGAGAGTGTCCTAAGTATCCCCTAGGATGCTCGTTATTTATGTGCCACTCTTTAGCTCTCTTGGATAAATTACTTCTCCCCTCTTCACTCTTTAAGTGGTCTTGATTAATAATTCCATTTTTATTCCAATATTTCATTCTTTCAGATTGGTCTGGTCTTTTTTTACCAACCTTTGATTTTCCAGCTCGTAACTGGAATTCTTTAAAAAAATCAGAATTAATATCTAACTTCAATTTCAGGCAAGAAGATTTTTTTCTAACTGAACCTTCACTTCTTCCTAAATACTCACAACAATACTTTTTTCCTCTTGTGGGATAATTGGCAACAAGCCAATCTATCTCTTCTTTTTTCCATAAATTTTTCATAATATATTATAGCATAGTTTTTATAATATTAACATAATCTCTTCTAGTTTTGTAAAGTACTGGATTTGAATTATCACAGTTTACTATAAACTTATAAATCATAATTTCATCAAGTGATAAGTCGCATAAATCAAAAATGTTGTGACTAACCCCAGCATAAAACAATCGATAAAAATATCCATCTTATTCATTTTTGTACTCCTTTTTTAATATTCTGATAATTTTTTTATATTCATCAACTATTGTCATTTTCATACTCCTCTAGTAATAATTTTGAATGAAATAATAATTTATCTAAATCCATTACATTCAAATAAAAATCTTCTTTAGCCATAATATGGATTCCAAATTTACTTTCCTTGTGATGATTTTTACAAAGTGTTACAACTCTCCTGTTATCTCTTCTAATTCCATCTATTCTATTTATATCTGTAATGTGATGAATTTCTATATTCGCATCTCCACAAATAACACAAACTTTATTATTTGAATGTATCCATTTAGCATATTTCGCATAATTAAATTTTGGTTCTTTAAATTTTTTTAGCTGCGATTCTTTAGATATTCCTATCATTCAGAAATTATCGATATTATTGCTATACTGAGCAACATCATTATTATTATTGAAAAAAGCCCAACAAAAAACATTATTATTAATGCAGTCATCTTTTTAAATCCTTTCAAATCATACTAGCCATAAAAGAAAACATAATCACTATTAATAGGGGAATAGTCATCATTGCTCCAAGTGCAAACATAATCCAAAGGCTGCATTCAAAATTCAACATATAGAAAGCTCCAAAAATAATGCTTAAAACACAAAAATAGGTAATTGCTATAACTATAAATATTGACAAAACAGCAAAATATTGACTATTCATCATTGCATTCCCTGCAACTACTACACATCCAAACCCCTTGACTTCTGATTATATTCGCATCGCAACATTCACTCATATTTACTCCTTTATCTGTTGTACATCTGTATCATTAAATCCCAATCTTCTTGAACCATTGGCAGTATAATATCATTTTCAGTACATAATTTAATAACCCATTCTATATGAGCTAACAACTCTTTATTGTCAATATCTTTAGTAGATACTTTTTTATCATTTTCTTCATCTACTTTATAATTAAAGTTTAATATCTTTAATAGTTGCTTTAACTCATCTAAGCTATTATAGTCTTCATACTTTACTAGCTCAAACACTTTACTAGTTCTTGTATCTAAAAGCTCGTTAAACTTAATGCTATGCGATTTATTAAACATATCACTAAGTATTCTTTTATGATAGAATTTGTTGAATTGAACTGATATAAATTTCATTATTTAACTACTAGGCTTGTAAATGTTTCTGAAAATTCTTTTAATTTATTTTCATACTTAACTTGTATCTGTTCATTTGTATATTTAGTCGGAACTTCCATTTTAAAAGTTGCTATTACCTGAACTGTTTTGACTCCTGTAGATTCTGATGCCTGTTGTTTACTAAATTCACTCTGTTTCTCTTTAAGATCTTCATCTCTTTTTTCTTGTTCAATTTTTCTTTCATTTTGTAAAGTTATATTTAATTCGATTTGTTTTTGTTTGTTTAATTCTCTATTTATAAGTATTGCCAATTGTTCATTATATTTTAAATCACTTTCTAATATGAAATACGAAACATCGCTTTCATTTAGCAAAACTTGCAAACCATTTTTTAAACACTCATTTTCTAGCATCAGTAAACGCATTCTTTTATTAATTTGTTTTGATAATGCTATATCAACTCTTGATACGATTGTATCTTTTGCTTTTTTAGTAAGTTTCATATTATCAGACAAATTTGAAGCTATAGCTATATCTGAAATATCTATGTCTTGAAACTCTTCTAATAGTTGTTTATCTACATATTGCAGTTCCAAGTATTCTTTACATTTAGCTAGACATATTTCAATCAAGGCATCATTAAAAACTTTTACTTGACTTATTAAAAACTCTCTACCCATCAAAGCAGTTTCTTCCAAGT